TGCACTTCTGGAACAAAAGCGTTTCATTCCTCCGCGAGGCTGTGCAGACCAACGACCCTGATCGGCGTACCATCGGGTTGTTCCCAAATCGCGTGGTGTACACGACCATAGCGCGATGTCTGCCCTCGTTCGAACTGAAGAGGATGGAGTTCCAGGTAGGGCCAATCAACGTGTTGCGGTTCCACAATCGCGACACCGGCTTGATGGTGTCCATCGGCTTTGCCGGTGAGCACACAGCTGTAACGATCCCCGAGAGATTGTTGCAGTCGATCCTGACGCGCGTGGGCGCGTCGGAGAAAGCCTATATCTCGGACGTGGAGAGGGTGGTAAACAACGAGAAACCCAAGCTGGACGATCCCGCTGGCCTAGCCGCGCAGATCTTCCGCTTGTTGCCACATCTCAAGGAGATCCCGCAGTTGAACATCCAGATGGACTGCGGAAGGCTGCCCGACACAGTGAGGGACATCAGTTATCAGACCCTCAAGCCGTTGATCTTCGAGGACGGAAAACCGTCCGCACGTATTATCGGGCCGCAGTTGTGCACCGGAAATGTTGCCCCGGTGCGCTCCCTGAACAACGACACGGACTGCGTACAGGCAAGGGTGTTGGACGTGAAGAACAACGTCAGGAAATGGCCGCAGCGATTCGATCGCTACGCTGCGGATTTCCTGCGGGAGTTGGTGCCTGACGACCAGGTTCACCGAGGGGTTCCACTCGATACGGAACCGGTGATAGAGAAGCAGAATCGGCCCACGCAACGCCGTGGTTTTGAAAAGGTCAAGAACTTCATGAGGATGAGGAAACTCATCGTCTCTTCCTTCCAGAAAGCCGAGAGCTACTGGGGTTTCAAACATCCCCGGAACATTAGCACCGTGGACGCAGATCATCGTACACGGTACGCTTCCTTCATCTACCCACTGAGCCAGGAGGTACTCAAACCTCTGCCAGGATGGGCCTTCGGAAAGAAACCTGTTGAGATTGCTCGCAGGATGCACGACGTTTGCCGAGGAGCGGCAACCGTGACACCAACGGATTACAGCGCTTGGGACGGAACACATAGCGCTGATCTAGTGAAGTTCGAATTGGCCTTGTGCCTTCGGTTCTTCCACCCGCAATACCACGCTGAGATCCGTGAGCTCCTGCTGTCCCAGTACGGAGCCACGGCCTTTACCAAACACGGCGTGAGGTACAACACCGGAAAATCTCGATTATCAGGGTCGAGTGATACGAGCGATTTCAAC